GTGTCGCGCCCGCACGGTCTAATGTTTTGCGCGCTGCGTCAACCTCCTGCTGCCATGCGCGTTGGCAGTGGTCCGCCTCATACCATGCGAGGAACCAGTCGATTCTGTCCCGACGCCGCGCCCATTCGGGGTCTGTCTTGCCGTCAATGTGCGCCCGCGCGCTGGTCGTCTGGTGGGTCGATCCGCCGAACACCGCCGCGTTGAACAGGCGGCTGTTGGACGATATGACCATCTCAGCAAATCTCAGCAGGATGTAGGCGGCGCGTGTCATGGTGATACCCCGGACACGCCAAGGACTGAGAATGAGAATCTTCCAGTAAACGGGCCAAAATTCAAAAGCCTTATTCCAATGGCATTGTTTGACGCCCCAAGGCTAACAACTCGGTGGCCAACACCTATAATAGGTGCCGAAGATGCAGGGCCCGTAAATGTCACATATGAACCCCACGTTGAGCCGTTATCTGTGCTGGTTCTATATTGCAAGACGGCAGAACCCGCACCGCTTGTCCAAATTATTGATCCGTCCAGCAAAACCTTATCAACGCGCTCAAGATTTAGGAACGATGCATCTGAAGCGCCTGCACCAACAAACATATTCAACGCCTCGGAAACAACCTTGGGCGCGTTGACCTTGCCCTCGGCCATGGCAACCGGGTTTTCAAAAAACGCCAGCGCCTTTGCGCTCGTAAACGGCTCACCTGGCAGTAATCCGTCTGTGTCTAGTTCGGTCCAGTCGGCCATTGTTGTCTCCTATTGGAACAGATACGGGTCGGACCCGTCAGGCATTAGCCCTGTGTTTTCGGCAATCCAGCAACCATCAAGGCGTTGGTCGGCTGTGGCATCCACATAGTCCGGCGCGTCGTTCGCCATGATTATAGCAAACTTACCAATAAACTGGTAAGATTGCAATTCAACCTTGATCTGTGACCCCGGTTTGGGTTCATCAATCCCGATGACCTGCCACCGCGTTTCAATCGCGTTGCCCTCAGTGTCCCGAATGTAACGGGTTGTCAGGTCAATCGCGTCGCCAATGTTTATCGTGCGGTCCTTTGCGTCCATCATCAGCGTGATGTAGCGCGGCGGCAACTTAAACCGCAAAAGCAGGGATGCCGCTATCAATGTAGCATTGCCAAAAGTTCGCACCCACCGCGAATTGATTGTGTTGTCCACGATCTTGCCGCCTGCCGCGACTTCGCTTTCCACTTCGGTTTCAATTCGGATCAGGCGATTTTTGTAATTCGTCGCCTCATTCAGCGGCTCGGTCCAGTCGCGGATGCCAAAGAACACAGACACCCGCGTCATGCGGTCGTCAATTTTGGTGACTTGCGTGAGCGATGATATGTTGTCGTCATCATTCCAGCGCACCGGAATGCCTCTAGGGGGGCGCACGGCAAGCAGCGGAATTGTTTGCAACCGATCATCCCACCAGATTGAGAACAGCCCGTCGCGCCCCAACTCGCCAAGCAGTTGCTCCACGGCAACAGGTTCAGGGATAAACGCCGTCGCAAGTATCGTTGACAAGTAGCGATTGCCCTCTGCGTTCCAATCCGCGTCGTTGATGTAGCTATCAGGAACGATCGTGTGGTCTTTGATGATATAGCTGGCAATGGCATATGGTCGCTGATCGACGTGATACGCGCCCCGCTGCACTGCATCCTCGTCTGAATGGCTTGCCGCCTGACTAAGCAGCACGCCGCGCACGGCACCCGTCAGCGTCAGATCAGGTTCGGTGCCAGTGTGGCCCGTGTAGCTTATGATTTCATCACCGATCACGACATAGCGCGTGCTGCCAGTGTTGCCGTAGGTCTCTGTCAGTTGCGCCGCCAAGCATCGCACCGGGATCGTCGTGGTGGATGCGTCAATGTCCCCGCGCAAGTCGATCTGCGATGTGGGCGGATATTTGGAATTCCGCGACCGTAGAAGGTCCAGAGGGTCGCGGCACTGAATGGTGAAGCTATCGCCAGCGTCCGGCCCGACAACCTGCTCCACGTCAAACACGCGCGACTGCATCTGCGCCAGCGTCTGCCCTTTGTAGCCCTCGTATATCTTGGCGGTCCATCCAGGGTAAAAAGGATTTCGCGCATTCAACAGCGTGCCGAACCCCACAGGCGTGGCGCGCGGCGTTCGGTCGGCAAGATAGAAGTCGCCAACGTGATCATCCCACACCGCGTCTGTGACCTTGATCTGTGCCGTGGCGCGACGGCCAAGCGGGCTTTCTCCCGTGCGGGATGCGCCGGGGTTGATCCGGCTGGACGTGTGCGATGCAGTCTCAAGGATCGGGATGGCGTTCGTCTTGATATTGTTGCCGCCTGCATCTTCATCATAAAGCCAGGGCACATCATCACCGGGTCGCGAGAGACGCCAAGCGATTGAGCCCGTTGGATCGTAGTTCGGCTTATCCAAGCACGTCCAATAGGTATTGTAACACTTCGGCGTCCCCGTCGCGGTGCAGTCCCCAACGCCAAACCGCAGCGCGCACCGGGGCTGTGTCACCTCGGCAATGACAACCGGAACGCGGCCATATATTTGCGAAGGGTTGAGGCGCACCGCAATGTTAAGCGGATGGCCTGCGATGAGGTATGCGCCCGCCGCTAGATTTACCGCCCGCGTGACTGTAATATTAAGAGGGTGGCCCGCGATGACATAAGCGCCCACCGCCAGTGAAACTGTCCGATCCGCTGCGATGGCGAGCGGATGCCCTGCAATGACATATGCGCCAGCGTCTAGTTCAACAGCAACTGGACCGTTAGCGCCGCCTGTTGCGGCTAGTGGCGCAGACGCAAGGGGCGAAAAGCCAACCATTACGCTTTAACCTGCGCCGCCGCGATGAAATGCGCGTCCATCTGCGCATCGGTGACTTTCTTGGACATCATCAACAGCCGCAACAGAAGGTCATTGCGATTGACCACCAGTTGCCCAAGCGCGTTGATTTCCGCGATATCTTGCTTGTCTGCGCCATCGATATGCTGCGCGATTATGTCGGTGACAATCTGGGGCAATGCGTTGCCCGGCACCCAAGCCTTTGCCTCTGCCGCCGTAATCCAGCCTTCCCGCAAGGCTAGTTTGGCAAAATCAAGGCGGGACATGGATGCGGCGGCGCGGGCTTGGGCCAAAACTTCCTCGGCGGTTGGCCCCGGCGGTAAAGCTGGCCGCTCTGCCAGCTTTTCCCATTTCGATCCGTTCCACCACGCGACCTGATCGCCGGTTGTTTTGGGCGGCGCAGTCATTGCCAGCGGCACGGGCAGCGGCCCCATCGGATCAATCTCACGTTCCCCGACAAACACCCCTTGGGCGTCCAGTTGATAAATGGTGATCATATCAAGTCGCCTTTATGAATGTTTTGAGGGGGCGGTTTTCTTCTGGAGACGCAGTTACGGCAAAACTTGTGGCCTTGTCGTAACTCGCTGAACTGTAGATAGTCACGAAAGGCGATGTAGAGTGAGCAACGGACAGGTAAGCGCCGTCTGTTGAAAAGTCTATTCCGTAGCTCTGATTTGGAGGCAGCACAGCAGGATCGGCCAACTTAGTGAACACATCGCCTGCGCGTTTGTATGTGGTCACGAATGGCGAGGAAATGTACGCGACAGACAGGAGTGCGCCGTCTGTTGAAAAGGATACTCCCCGTCCATTCGACGTAGGCAGCACAGCAGGGTCGGCCAGTTTGGTGAAAACGTCGCCAGAGCGTTTATAGATGGTGACAAACGGGGAGGTAGTGTGCGCGACAGATAGGTATGTGCCATCTGGGGAGAATGCTGTTCCGAGTCCATTCGACGTAGGCAGCGCCGCGGGGTTTGCAAGTTTGGTGAACACATCGCCCGCACGTTTGTAAATGGTCACAAACGGGGAGGTAGTGTGCGCAACGGACAGATAGGTTCCGTCTGCCGAGAAGGCTACTCCGTTGCCATGGTTAGAAGGCAGCGTCGCAGGGTTGGCCAGTTTGGTGAAAACATCGCCAGAGCGTTTATAGATGGTGACAAACGGCGAGTTCCTGTGCGCGACAGATAGGTATGTGCCATCTGGGGAGAATGCTGTTCCGAGTCCATTCGACGTAGGCAGCGCCGCGGGGTTTGCAAGTTTGGTGAACACATCGCCCGCACGTTTGTAAATGGTCACAAACGGGGAGGTAGTGTGCGCAACGGACAGATAGGTTCCGTCTGGGGAGAATGCTGTTCCGAGTCCAGTCCCCGTAGGCAGCGCCGCGGGGTTTGCAAGTTTGGTGAACACATCGCCAGAGCGCTTGTAAATGGTCACAAACGGGGAGGTATCGTGAGCAACGGATAGGTAGGTGCCATCTGGGGAAAAGGCTGTTCCGAAGCCAGTCCCCGTAGGCAGCGTCGCGGGATCAGATAATTTCAACCCGGGATTAAATTCACCAAGAATACCCAATTCAGCAAACAGCGCCGGATAGCTGGATTGTAAATAGACCGCGCCATCGCTCGGCAACCATTCCGGCGATGCAAGCGCACGGGCAGACGTGATGGTGTCGCCAATCGTGAACCCGCCCGCCGCTGCAAGCGCCGCAGCAGTCAACCCTATAAACACCTGCGCCGATCCCGTCAGGTTCAGGGCCGCGTCCGCGTTGCTGCTTTCCTCCACCACGCGCGTGAGTGTTGTCCCGGACGTGGTGTAGACGCCAGCACCAACTTCCCAAGCATCACCATCTTCAATAATGTATGCTACTGTTGAAGCATCGGCCACGCCAGCGGCTGCGAAGGTTTGAAATCCACCAACCGCCGTGCCAAGGGTCAGCGTTCCAGTGCCAGTGGTGGCGGTTGTCATCTTTGCGCGATTATATCCTGCGGTCATATCAAGTCACCGTAAACACGCCAGCGGCGTTGATATTGATTGCGGCGCTGTCACCATCAGCAATGTCCAGTGTCGAACCATAGTCCCACACCGCGACAAGCGGATCATCTGTCAGCGTGTCGTCAAAAACGTAGAGGTATCGCCAGCCTGCAATCGCGCCGCCCGATGCCGTGATGGTGAAGTCGTCGGCGTCGAACTTATACACGCCACCCGTTGACGTTCCCGCCGTTCCCTCGAGTCGCCGATCCACGGCCAGCGTGTCGCTGTAATTGGTGTATGAAATCTGCGTGACGTTGGCCAGAATGCCGTTGCCGCTAACGGTCGGGTTGGAACCCTCGGACGCAGGTGCGGTATTGGATAGCGCGATTGAAAAGTTGTCAGTGTCAGGGTTTGCGGATTCAATCAGCAGATTGACCCAATCGTTAATTTTCGCATAGGTCGCCATGGTTCACCTCAAGTTGTGGCGGGCCGCAGCCCTTGGAGTTGCATTGAAACAGACGTGCTAATCCGTTTGTTCGGAATGGCGCGGCTGGCGGTCACGACATTTGTCGCCCAAGCATAGGCCAATTCATTGGGATAATCTAGCGGTCGCAGCGCAATGAAAAACGCCGCATCCTCGCCGTTGGCGTATGCCTTGAACGCCTTAAAGTCTGTCTGCCGCCACGCCTCGGTGACGTGGTTCATCTCCACGCCGAATTGCAAACCGTCAGACACAACCGAACGGCCAAGCCAGTTTCCAGTTACGGCGATTGTATTCTCAAATCCGATCCGGTCGCCCTCGGTTATGGGCTGTCCGGGCCAGACAAACGGTCGCGGCCATTCATCTGCAAGCCCGACCATGATGATTGACACAGTCGGTTCATCATCTGCCGCCGTGATCCGCACACGCACGCCATCAACCTCAGTCAGCGCGGTCAACAGCAGGATCGGCGTGTCATCGGCAGGGGCAAGCGCGCCCGCGCCGGGAAAGGCCGTCCAGTCCGCGCCCACAAGATACTCAATCGCAACGGTGGCGTTGAGTGTGCCAAGATCGTGTT